GTTATAGAGAATTTTTATAGATGCGTTAGTCACCCATCTTATAATAAGTACACAAACACGTATAATGGCAGTTGTCCGTTCTGTAAAGAAGGAAAAAGCTTTGGTAAAAAGACTAGATTCTTTTATATACCTGAAAAAGAGCTTGCATTTTGTCATAATTGCGGTTACAGTAAAAAAGCATTCAATTTTCTGTTAGATTTAACAGGTAAACCGTTTAATGAAGTAATTAACGAAATTAAGAAACTGGATAACACTGTAGTTCCCATTATTAAAGAAGAAACTGTTGAAAAGGTTCATACCCCTTCATTACCAGATGATTGCATTAACTTAAGTGATGAAAACCAGTTAAAGTTCCATAATAGCAATGCAGTTGTTAGTATATGTTTAAATTTACTGAAGAAAAGAAGGTTAGACACTGCAATAAACAGACCAAAAACGTTATACCTATCGTTAACTGATAAGGTACATAAGAATAGATTAGTATTACCCTTTTATGATGTAAATGGGGATATTATTCACTATCAAACCAGGACATTATTGCCTGCAGATGATAAGATTAAACCAAAGTACTTGAGTAAAGTTAAGAGTGAAAGGAGTTTGTATGGTGTACATAATATAGACCCTAATTTAGAGTATGTTTTTATATTTGAAGGACCTATAGACTCGTATTTTATTAAGAATGGTTTAGCAGTGTGTGGTATTGCTGAGGATAGTTCCCGCACATTTACACCTTTACAGCAAAAACAGATTGGTCAGTTGGCTAGTTATAAGAAAATTTGGTGTTTAGATAACCAATGGAATGATAATGCGTCGTTAAAGAAGAGTTCCATATTGTTAGATAACGGAGAAAGTATTTTTATCTGGCCAGAAGAACTAAAAGACTTTAAAGACGTGAATGAGTACTGTATAGCTAAAGGGTTAGACAGTATTAATCCCGAAATGGTCTTACAAAACACATATTCGGGATTAAAAGGTAAATTAATATTAACTAATATTAAGAATAAAAGAAATTATTGATAACGATATTTTGGATCGTGTGCTGTAGCTAAATAACCCTTTAACTGTTCGTTAAAAGATACTAACTCAGCTGCAACTCTTGCAATTTTTTTCGTTTCTGCAGTTGCAATTTTATCAAACAACGTATCTGGTTCAGCTGAATTCAATTTACTTTGAACGCTAGTTGCTTCAGTACTGTTTAAAAACTTTGTAAATTCATCTATTTTCACTGTCCAACCTTTTAACTCATCATACATCTGTTTTTGTATGCCGCTTAATGTTGGTTGCATTTGAGCACCTGCTTCTGGTACGTTTGGTACGTCAAGATCTGTAGGATTTGTGCCTTTATCTAAAGTAGCAGCCATTGCTTGTTGGTCTGTCATTTCTTCGTCTTTTTCGACAAGAATCCTTTTAAATCTATTGACGTATTTGCTCATATATGTATTATTTATACAATCTCCTTAAATATTTAATATGAAAAAGCTGATTTTCGAAGATCAAATGAATCCAAACAGTAATAGGCAAGTAATGGGTATTACTGCTAAAAAGGACAGTAAAGGGGATACATCACCTGAGGCTTTGAAAGTCAGGCAGATGTTAGATGCTAATAAGAATAAAGATAATTCACAAGCTCCTAAAAGGAAAATTGAACCTTTAGACAAAGTAGATGAAGTAATATCTGATATGTTCTTGGCTTCATCAAATTTACGTTCTATTCTATCACATGCTGGCAATAATATACAAGCAATTGTGGAAGACCCTGAAAAACGTAAACAATATTTACATCATATAGCATATGCTAGCAGAAGACTTGAGATAGTAGATAAAGCTATAGTTGATATCAGTAGGGAATTAGATAAAATCATATAATGTTAAACAGAGTATTGATATCTTTAGGTATTACCAGTTTAGTAAGCGTGTTGTTTGGTTTAATCTTTGCAACTCATTTCTGGTACGTTTTTGCACTTGCTTTTATATTGCAAGTTTTGTTTTTTTACTTTTTAAATACAGTTTACGAAAACAGCTTAATTGAAAAAGCTCAATTACTTAGAATACAGCAAATTAGAGAAGAAAATAAACAAATTGCTACAATTCAATGCCCATGTGGACAGAAAAACATGCAAGAAGTTGAAATGAGATTCGATCAAGATGTTGTTTACTCTTGCAATACATGTGGTAAAAACGTTAAAGCTGTTGTGGATGTTAAAACAGTATTAATAACTGAACCAATTTACTTTAATGACAGAGCTTGAACAGAGAACAACTATAGTACCTGCTACATCTTTTGATAAGGTGTTTAATCCTGAGATAAAAGACATGGATACTATGTTTGGTGAAATTATAAAGTTTTATGAACTTAACCCTGAACAGGTTAACAAGCTAAAATTAGGTTCTGGTACAGAAAAACTTAGTAAATCTACAACACTTAAAATAATGCTCAGTATTATAATAGCAATTCTTGATAATCACAAAACCGCCAACACTTCAAATAAGACAGACGAAGCAATTTATTTAGCAAACAAGAAAATAACTAAAGATTTAGCATTTAGTTTGTTTAATTTACTCAATAATTATGAATACAACGATAAAGATATGAAGATCCAATTAATGGGAAAAACGCTACAATCGTTGTATGGAACAAATTGAAGAAGAAGAAGTAATAGAATCAAATATGGACATTAAAGATGTGGTATTTGATTATACATCGGTAGATTTTTTGGCTAGATTTGCTTGCTTACATGAAGCAGTAAACATTGCTTGTGATAAAGCAGAAGAGTTAGGAATTGATCCAGATAAAAGTTCAATGTGGATTAAACCTCTTGCATTTCACAAATACATTAAAGAAAGAGAAAAGGATATGAAGTATCAAGTACTTGCTTGGCAGAAATTAGGTAAGGACACCATACACGCCAAGTCAGCTTTCTTTGAAAATTAATACTGGCCGTACACGCTTGTATTATTACGAGCTGGTTGATCAAATACCTGGGTGATACTTACATCATTAATTGACTTTAATGATTGTGTTACACCAGGTTCAGCCCACTCTTCATTATACTTTTTAGGTTCTGAAACTGGTTGAGAACCACCAGATAATATACCACTGTATGCGTTGTCGTAAACTTGAGAATCACCCTTTTCTGCAGATAAGCCTGGTTCGTAGCTATATTCGTATCTCTTACCCTTTATAATCCAAGTATAGTGACCACCTAATTGATTGGCGTAAGAAATATCCTCATCTAAAATTTCTGTAACTTCAAACCACTTAGCACCTCTTGGATTTACTCTACCTCTTCCGTATTCAGTCAATGCAAATACATCTCCTGATTTTGGTTGTGTTTGTTGGTATTGAGTTTCCCAAACATTTGCCATTTCTGTTATAATGTTTAAGCAATCTTCAGTGTTTAAGTTATCTGGTACCCCAGCAGAAAGTTGCTGAGTTGGTGAAACGTAATCAATATTTAAATCGTAAAACGCATCTTGGAAAGCTGAAATATGCATACGGATTGTAACAGCATCATCAGCTTGGAAACCAAACTTAGAAAGTACATTAGCGTTTTCCGTCAACTCAACTATTACATTGACATCAACGCCAGGCATAAATGACTGTGTTGGATCTTCACCGTAGAAATTATCAGCACTTAGTACGTTATAAGCATTTACATAATAGGTAATTCTTGTACCATACTGTGCAATCTGTTCTCTATAATAGTTGCTAAACAGATATTGTTCGTTACCTGTTGTGTCTTTATCGACATATCTAAAACAGGTTTGATCTGTATCTAAAATGCCAGGAAATTGAGCAGGTCCTGAAACTCCTGGATATGGACAATCATTACTCATATTATTGTTTTTCTATTACCCACTTACCGTGTCTACCGTCAAAGTAAAACCTCATATTCATTTTACCACCCAATGTTTTCATTTCATTATGTGATGGCATTCTACCTTTTAAAAATGTTCTTACAATATATTCAATGTCTTTTTGGTCACAATGGAATCTACCTGGTCTAGTTTTTAGCACTTCCACTTTATGATTCTTTGTATTGTCGTTTACATGTCTCTGAGCTACGGTGTTTAAGTGAGTTTTATTACCATCAGTAGCACCAATCATAGGTTTACGGTGGCGAGGGTTAAATCCTTTTAAACTCAATTGAGCTTTGTGAAACTCCTTAAACAACATCATGTTATTATTTAATACAGACAAAAAGAAAGCCGCTATTGCTAGCGGCTTAATTTTGAATCTACTTAATTCTATTAAGAGGAACCTGTAACACCAAATGCTGGCTGATTTCTACCCTTAATCATGCTCTTTGGTACGTTTGATGTAGCACCTGTCTTTGTTAAGTCAAGTCCTGCACTGTCTGGTACTTCTGAGCCATCTGCATCTACTTTATACTTAAAGCCTGAATACTTAGCCTTGTTAGCGCCAACTTTCATTAGCTTCTTTGTTTCTTCACCTGATTGAGTTGATGAAACATCGTACTTTGCTTTGTTAACCATCTGTAAACCGTCATTATCAGGAACTTCTTTACCGTCTGGTTCTGGTTTTGTAACTTTATATTGAACACCTGAAGACTCTTTCATTGTATCCTCATCTTCATCTTCTGAATCTTCCTCTTCTGAATCCTCTTCTTCAGATTCTTCATTGTCTTCATCTTGAGCTTCAGTCTCGTCTGTCATTTCAGTTTCACCTTCGTGATGCTGTTCTTCATCTGAGCCAAGCACTGCCATTAAAGCATCATGTAGCTTTTGAGCTAAATCTTTTGATAAAGTAATTGTTACTTCATCGCCACCTTCTTCACCGTGAGCACCAGCGTCTGGTGTTACTCCAAGTGCTTCGAGGTCTTTATCGTCCTCACCCATAACTTCTTCAAATAACTGATTAAAAGTAGATTTCATGTAATTATTTATTAAGGTGTTTGTTGATTTTTCCATATTTTTATCAAATTTTTCATCTACATCAAAGACATTAAGATCTGCTACATATGGTCTATTAGCTTTGTCTTGAGGTGTCATGGTCTTGAGATCATCAATTTTTCTGCTGAATGCTGGACCATCAAAGTTACCAGTTACTTCTGGACCCGACGTGTCTTTGTGAGCAATGTCACCAGCTTTAGGGTTGTTTAATTGAACAGGCCCTTTACCTGGCTTCTTTCCAAACTTTGCAGTTTCTTTTGGAAGTGTCTTCTCGGTTAGGACTTTAGTTGTGTAAGCGTCCCAGATCTCTAATAGATTATGTGCCATAATGTGTTAAATATTTATATCGCCCGTGCTTAAAAACAAACAGAACTACCTTAATAACCCAAACTTACCGGCAGTAGATTCACAGTTTGAGTATACGCCGGAGATGTTGGCTGATCTTAAAAAGTGTGCAGTAAACATACTTTACTTTGCAGAAAAGTACTTCTATATAGTATCTCTTGACGAGGGTAAAAAGTGTATTGAGTTACATTTATGTCAAAAAAGAGTGCTTAGAAAGATGAGAGATAATAGATTCTTAATATTACTAGCATCTAGACAGATTGGTAAAACTACGTTAATGACAATCTATGCACTATGGATTGCATGCTTTCAAAAAGACCAGTCTATATTAATTGTAGCTAATAAAGAAGGTACAGCTATAGAAAT